GACAAAGAAGTTCTGTGCTGAGGCTGGTTATACCAGCCTCGGCCACACGTCTCTGACATCTAATGCTTCATTAGATTCGGAGACTAAGGCAGGCGGGAGAGCGGCCGAGGTCGGAGCAAAGTTCCGATCTTGGTCATCCCGCATTGCGGACCATGACGTCTTAAAGACGACGTGGTTCGGTAAGTCCTACTGGCTAAAAGCCGGTAGGCCTTTGTGGCAAACCATGTGCAGGGATTCCCTGTCGCATGATGAGCCCTACGAGGCCGGCGAAAGCGACGACCGCGTAGACCTCGATTTTGAAAATTTCAAACTCGAGGATCCGCTGTATGGATTGGACCATGTAACAGGCTATCAGCTGCTACAGTGGGCCATCGAAGAGGGCCTTAACCAAGGAATCTTGGAAGGCTCCCCATACGTAAGCGAAAACGACAGACTTCGTCTGTCTGGCCGACCGCCGTCAATACGGCCGTCAGCTATTGGCGAACCCGGGGCAAAGTCCCGGGTCGTCACTGTGGGGGAGGACTGGCTGACAATGTTATTGCAGCCTTGGTCCCACCACGTGATAGGTGCGTTAAGAACGCATCCATCGGCCACATCTGGTCTTACCAGAGGGTGGCAACTCTATGAGTGGGTGAAGAGGCAAGGAAACCTTGCCCCTCCACCTGTAGGCGACCGCTACTACCTTAGTAGCGATCTCTCGCAAGCCACCGATTGGTGCCTTCACGAGTACTCTCAAGCAATGCTTGATGGCCTACATCGTGGACTGGAACGGGACAGTGACCCGTATTTCAGTCTGTGCTCTCGCCTGCTTTGCAGCTCGAGGGTCTACGAGGGTGGGCCCGCCGAAACGTTCGACGTTCCCACCACCCGGGGCATCCTAATGGGAGACCCCGGGGCGAAGATAGTATTGACTATGCACAACCTTTGTGCAGAGGCAGAAGCCTATCTTCGGCACGTCTATTTAATGATAGACGCCTCAGACGCGGAGTTTCTCCATCGTCTGATGTCCTTACAAGGGTTTCCACCTAGTAGGTGGAGGCACTTTGTATGTTCGGGAGATGACCATTTTGGTCAGGGCCCGAGGACGTACCTTGCGCGTATTACGCGCAACCATGCAGAAAACGGTATGACCGTCTCATGGCCGCAGAACTTCTTAAGTTCGCGTGGTGGTTTCTACTGTGAGGAGATGCTCCTTACGGTAGGTCTACGTGATGGAGACATCTGGGGGAGGCAAGTACCTCTCCGGGATGTTCCATACGCAGAACAACCTCACATCGATGCGATGAAAGTGAGGTTACTTTCCCCTTGTGCCAAGGAGCACGAAGGGAAAGATGAGCCAAACCCTGCCGTCGGCAAGGCTCGCCAGATGCATGGCATGCTGGCTTGGCTCGGTGGAGGATGGGAGTCAACGACTCCAATCTTCTCCGCGAGATGGGAGCAGAGGATGGGAAGTTACTTACCACCCTCTCTCGCG